CCGTTCTACACTGCGACGGCGCCACGGCGGCGCCGTTTCGGCCCTTCAGGGCCTCATCAGGCAGTATAACCACATCGCCACAGCTTCGATCTGCGGCGGTCAGTTTAACCAATCTGGAGCGCCGGTCTTTAACCTTTACTCGCTCCAGGGCCTAGATTCGCGCATCTTCTGGCAGTCTCGGACTGTTGATGCTATGTCAAAGCGCGGTGTTGATGCCGTTCTTCGAACCTTACAAGAGAATAATAAAGCAGAAAGCAGAAAGCGCAATCCGACAATGTGAAGATAGAAGGCGAAAATCATCACTATTGACATTGGAAAGGCTGGAAAAGCAGACAGGGAGCGAAGTTCAGGGTTTTGGGGAATATCAGCGGCGCGACGTTTAACCAATCCACAGGGGGGAAATACTGGATCGCTAGTAAATAGCGAAATGTACCACGTGCGCATTCAGTTGTGGAGCGGGTTTGAGGGCATTATGTACCAGAGATATACCAGAGCTTTTCAGAGAACAAATGAGTATTAATGCGGGTTTAGGCGTTTTTTGATACACTGTATAGGGGAATCTAAATGCCCATGCATGTTGACCTCAAGTATGTGCTATGCGTATCAAGGTAGGTGAGACGTAGTGTTTATGCAACGTCTACGCGTGCGCACACTGATTTGACTTTTGTGATTTCTTTTGCCCTTATCACTTGTCGTGGACAGCACGGCGCAGGTGTTGAGTGTGATGTACCAGAGCCCTCAAAAAAGGGCCCTTTTGATACACTGCCCGATCAGAATGCAACCCGCTGTTGTAGACTGCTTTCTGCGTTAGCACAAATCAATCTTTATGCTAGTGGTGCCAGTTATCCACAGGTGTATTGTATACACTACACATGGGGGGGGTAAACCCCTGGCGAGATCGGCGGGCAAGGGGAGCGCCAGAAAAATCTACAAAATCCTCGCTTCAATAACTTGTCTTCACAAACCTTTCATTATAGCACATACACCGCTGGTCTGCAATATCCGTTATACTTATAGGTGCGGAGGGGCGTTCGCTTCTCCGCAACAAGTTCAGGTGGCTGCGCGGCGGCATCTGTGGAACTGTGGGCACGGTTCTCTGCCGTTTGTACAGGGGCATGTGAGCGTATGGGCGGGCAGCTCACAATAGCGGGCGGGAGCGTGGTATACATGGGCAATCAGCAGTTTTTGCAACTGCGCGTGGCTCTTCGGGCCGGACCTTCGGGCGAGGCCCGATAGCCATGTCCAAAATCCTCGATTTCAACATCGACGAAACGGCGACGCACAAACGCGCCTTCCTTCTCTACTCCACGCTCGACCCTGAACTTTCTCCTTCGGAAAAGGAACAGGCCGTGGCGTCTCGCCTCGGTGCGGATGTCGATGCAAGCGACGTCCACACCTGGTCCGACTTTTTTAATTGGGAACAGAGATTGGCGCAGGATGCTCAGACGGTCCAGAAGGGCTTGGACGCCAGGACGCGCAAAGAGAAGCTGCGTGGCAAGGTCGAGACCTTGGTGGATAAGATCGCTGGGTTGCTGTGTGATGATAAGTCGTTCGAAAATATTACCATCGACGACGGGAAGACCATCTCTCAGCTCGCAGGTGCGCTCGACAAGCTTGTCCACACGGTTTGCGCCCTCGATGGAACGGCGATGGATACCGTCATCGTCAGGTCGGATAAACCCATTTCTGATTTGACTGATGAAGAATTGGCCGAGGCCGTGAAAGTCGGACGCGCACGCGCTGCGGCGGCAAGAACAGACGACGGTCCCGAGGCGGCGTAGTTGAGCATCACCCTCGACGACGTTCTGGCGGAGCAGGCGCGGCGGGAGATTGATCGCAGGGCCGAGCTTCGTGAGCGCGTCACCTCTTCCTTGTACTCCTTCTGCGAATATATGGTCCCTACGGTTTATTCAGAAAAAAGGCCGTACCTCGAAGACATCTGCGACCTGTCACAGCGGGTCGTTGAACACAGGTCGGGGAGAAAGGGCGGCATCGTCACGACGGGGCCGAGGTTTGGCAAGAGCATCACTGGGTCGCTTCTCAGCGCCTGGGGCATCGGAAAGTGGCAGGCGGATTCGATAATGCGAGCCTCCTATGGTGCAGACCTCGCTGAAACCCTATCGAAGCAGGTGATGGGCTTCGTCCAGTCTGATAAATATCGCCTGATTTTTCCCGACGTTCGGCTGAAGTTGGACCACCAGGCCGTCGCGGACTGGGCTGTTGTTGGCGCCGTCACCTCGTCGTACTTCTGCGCTGGCGTGGGCGGGCCGTTTACGGGAAAGGGCGCGTCGCGGCTGGCGATGATCGACGACCAGTTGAAGAACATCGACGACGCCCTTTCTGAAATGAAGCTGGACCGCGATTGGCTTTGGTACAATTCCACCTTCTTCACCCGTGAGGAAGAGAAGGACGGCGTGCGGTGCCCTGAATTATTTATCGGGACAAGATGGAGCAACCGGGACATCATCGGGCGGAAGATGGCAGAGAGTGAGCCAGGGGACTACGAGGTCTTCAGCCTCCCAGCGATGGTTGATGGCAAGTCAGCCTGCGAGGATGTGATTTCGACGCCGACGCTCATCGACATGCAGACAACGATGCCCTCCTTCATTTTTGATGCGGAATACATGCAGGCGCCCGTGGAGCGTGAGGGTCTTCTGTACGACTTCGAGCTGGCGAAGACGTTTGAATTAAAACAGAAAAGAGAGGAGCTGGCGCAGGCTACCTGCGTCGGGTACGTGGACACCGCTGACCGCGGCGAGGATAGTCTTGGGGCGCCGTTCGCAAAGAGCATTGGAGATTTATTTTATCTTACAGACGTTGTTTTTTCCTCAGAGGACATGGATTCCACGCGGCAGCGCGTGGTAAACAAGGCCGTGCAGGAGCACTGCGTTAGATTAACGGTTGAGTCCAATAACGGCGGACGGTTGTTCGCGTCAAACATCCGCGAGATGTTTGCGAGGATCGGCCACCCATGTTCTGTTATTGATAAACAGACAACGAGCAACAAGGAAACAAGAATCCTCTCCTGGGCCGACTGGATCATGCAGCACATCGTCTTTCGCACAGACTACGACCCCGGCAGCGACTACGACCGATTCTGCAAAGAGCTGTTTCACTATCTGAAGGCTGGCCGGAACAGGCACGATGACGCGGCAGACGCATTGACGGGTCTGGCAGAGAACGTGGCAATGAGCGCACGATGGCAACGGTTGCCCGATAAGCCGGCTGGCTGGTGATGAGGTGATAACGTGCTGACGAGCAATCCCATTTCTATCGGCTCTAGTTTTTGGCCTGATCCAGAAAAGCCTCGCCTTGGCGAGTATGTGCGAAACCGCGCATTATTCGATGGAGAACACGTTCTCGTTTTCCCAGAGTTTATTGAATCTCTCCGTCCCGAGATGCGGGCGCAGATATGGATGGTTTTGAACTTTCATCAAATGCTTAGTACCTTGTGGCCAGATCTCCTTGTCGGCGAAGCCCCTCAGTTCACCGCAGCGGACCCCGCGAAGCAGGTGTTTCTCGACCGTATTGTGGCTGAAACGAGTTTTGTTAACGTCTTGTATGAAATAGGGATCGATGTCAGCAGGTACGGCGATGGGCTGTTCAATATCTGGTTTGACGGAAAACAAGTCCACATCAACACTGCCTCTCCTGAAATCTGGCTTCCGTGGGCTGCACCAGCAGATATAAAAGACATCCAAGGCTGCGTTCTCGGGTACAAGTACAAGAAGGACGATCACTGGTATCTGGATACGAGAACGCACACGCCGGGCTTCGTTCAGTATATTCTGTATGAGATCAGCGACGACGGGAAGGTCCGCAAGGTTATCCACGCAGACGACGTACAGGAGACTGGCGTCGACGCACTCCTTGTTTTCCCCGTCCACAACGTGCAGACGTCTGACCGCTATTTCGGCCTTTCAGACTATCCCATTGTGGATTCTATCTGTCAGGAAGAGGAAAGCCGCTTGTCGCAGATCAAGTACGTCCTCGACCTGAACTCCAGCCCCAACCTCAAGGGGCCTGCGTCGATGGTGACGGTTGACCCTGCGGGGCGGGCGCACGTTCCCACCTCTGGCAAGTTCATGCCGCTGAACCCCGGCGAGGACGTGGGATACGTCGAGTGGAGCGGTCAGCTGGACGCGGCGTTCAAGGAACTGGACAACCTGCAAGAGAAGAAGTTTCAGTTGACGGGTATTTCCCCTGCGCTCTTCGGCGGCAACTTCGGCAGGGCTGAGTCTGGAAGCATGATGAAAAGGCTCCTGATGTCCACGCTCCGCAAGGTGAACCGTCTCAAGATGCAGTTCGAGCCAGCCATCCGGCAAGCGCTCAGCGTGGCTTCCCGTCTTGCTGTGGCGAACAATGTTGATGGTGCTGTCGAACTCGGGATACAAGATGTCCATATTTTCTTCCAAGACGGCATTCCCGTTGACATGACAGAGAACGCACAGGTCTACTCTACGCTGAAGACGGCTGGACTCATCAGCACGAAGACCGCCGTGTCAATGGCCTTGGAGAAGGGCGGTTCTGCCCTCGAAGAGGAACTGAAGAACATCGAAGAGGACGCGCAGAAGGCCGCAGATGCAGCGCAGGCCGCTGCTCCCGCCGTTCCCGACCAGAATGCTCCGCTGACGGACCGACTGAGTAATGCGCTGAAGAATGGACAGACGAACAAATCTGCTTAGCGACGCCGAGAGCCGCCGGAAGCGGCTGACGCAGATTTACAAGGACGCCGAGAACGCGGCGATCGTCTTGCTGGCCGCGGCTCTTCTCGCACCTAAGCCTGCTGCGGCGCTGCTGAAAGCGAAAGCGTCTATCAAAAAGATAATGGGAGACGCCGAAAAGCAGGCACAGGCGTGGTCCGATGATTCATTAACCACACTGTACGCACGCGGGATGATGGACGCCGGGGAAAAGATGGGCAACGTCACCCCTGAATCAGACGCCACACACGTTGCCATCATTGCTGCGCTTGTCGTGGGCGTCATGGAGAAACTGTCGAGTGTCAGTGCTGCCGTTGACCGCAACGTAGCAACGCTACTCTCGTCCGTGCAGGTCGGCGTCGCAGGAGCGTCGTTCAAAAATGCAACAGACTGGCAGACGCTCGCCGAGAAGTTGCGGCAGGACGTGATGGCAAACGGCATAACGGGATTCATCGACAAGGCGGGGCACGTCTGGAAGGTTGACACGTACGTTGATGTCGTGGCGCAGTCAAGCGTGATGAGGGCCTATAACAAGGGCATCAGTTCAGAGATGCAGGCCCAGGGCCTTGATCTCGCCCGACTGAGCGACGAGATTGACGAGAACACATGCGACGCATGTGCTCAGTGGGCTGGGCAGGTTCTTTCCATCACCGGTGAAACGCCGGGCTTTCCGACAGTTGACGAAGCAGAGGCAGACGGTGTGTTCCACTGCCACTGTGTCCACACGCTAGAGCCGCTAACCGAAGAAGAGGCGGCGCAAGAAATAGCAGACAACGGGAACTCCGACCCGGAAGCCAAGGAGGCTTGATATGACAGACGAAGCGAAGACACCCGAAGTAGCGGGGACGGAACAGGCTGAGAGCAGGTTGCCACGGACGCAGGAAGAACTCGACGCCCTGGTGCAAGGCAGGCTGGACCGTGAACGCAAGAAGTTCGCTGATTATGACACGCTCAAAAAGACTGCTTCTGAGTTTGAGAAGCAGAAACAGGCCGCGATGACCGAAAGCGAGAAGAAAGACGCACGTATCAAGGAACTCGAAGGAACGAACGCAGACCTTACCAACCAGCTTGCTGACCGTGAAGCCAAGGTGCTTCGCGTGCAGATGCTGGAAGAGGCGGGGTTGCCGACTTCGTGGGCCGAACGCGTGCATGGTATGACGGTAGGGGAAATCAAGGCCGATGTTGTTGAACTCAAGAAACTCATCGGTGTGAAGAAGTCTCCGGTTGGCGGCTCAGCAGCCCCAGCCGAAAACGGATCCCCACCGGATATGAATGCCTTAATCCGAGGCAGACTCGGACTTTAGGAACCCTTCAAGGAGGGAATAATGGCTGCATTTGATACCCATCCTGGCGATAATACATACGACCAGATGATTACACGTCCGAACGCTACGGCGCTCATCCCCATCCTCGTTCGTGACGCGATTTTCTCAGGAGTCACAGAGACTTCTGCATTTATGAGGCTGGCAACTCGTTTGCCGAACATGTCTAGCGCAACCTATGTGATGCCCGTTCTTTCCGCTCTCCCGACCGCGTACTTCGTGACCGGCGAAATCGGAGACGGGACAAACTCTGGTGCAAAGCAGACGACTTCGATGGCGTGGTCTCACAGAGACATCACAGCTGAAGAGATCGCCGTTATCGTTCCCATTCCCGAGGCTGTTCTTGCCGACTCTACTTACGATATTTGGGGGCAGGTCAAGGACAAGGCTGTCGAGGCATTTGGTCTCGTGATCGACAATGCCGCGATCTTCAACGTCAATGCTCCGACTTCATGGCCGACCGGCATTGCCGCAGGCGCTGCAGCGATGATTACAAACGTGAACAAGACCGTTCTCGGCTCACTCGGTGATCTTGCCGATGACATCGGCGGACCCCTTGGTCTTATGGCACAGGTTGAAGCCGATGGGTACGACGTTAATGGTTTCTACGGTTCTCTGGCAATGAAGGCGTCGTTCCGTGGTATCCGTGATGCAAACGGAAATCTGATTTTTCAGCCTTCCATGACCGCAGGAACTCCTTCTTCGCTCTATGGTCAATCCATTGAATACGCACGCAATGGCGCAACTCTTGGAACGACTCTCCTGATCGCCGGTGACTGGAAGCAGGCTGTGTATTCCATCCGTCAGGACATCACCTACAAACTCCTGACCGAAGGCGTTATCCAGGCTGCAAACGGCGACATTTCCTACAACCTTGGTCAGCAAGACATGGTTGCTCTTCGTATCACAATGCGTCTTGGCTGGCAGCTTCCTAACCCCCTCAACAGACTCAATGCAGAGGGAACGATCCCTTCAACCACTCGTTATCCGTTCGCAGTTCTGACCTCTTCATAAGGAGGGTTGTATGAGCTGGTATCCTTTCAATCCTGCTACTTACCGCACGATCAAGGTGACGGCGGGGTCCATTGACCAAGCATTCGTGGCGCACGAGCATATTGTGGCCGTGCTTGGCTCGACGCTCTCCCCTCTTGCTACCGTTACGCTTACGACCCCGACCGTTCATGCAGCTTCCACCACGTTCCTTGTCCAGCCCGACGTTCCTCGGAACCTCGTCCTGACGGGCAACGCAGGAGCGAACGAGGCGGTCACGGTGAACGGTCTGGCTGCCGATGGCGTGACGGCCGTTCAGGAAGTCTTTACGCTGAGCGGAACCGACGCACAGGTCGGAGCAAAGGCGTTCAAGGCTCTCACGTCCGTTACCTATGCAGCGGGCACGCACACTTGCGCGTTTGTCTGTGGTAACGTTCTCGGTCTCCACGCGAAACTTGACGGGAACAACATCAAGGTTGCATGGAACTTCAACAAGACCGCTGAAACGGGAACGCTGGCAGTTTCTTCCTCCGTTCTTGCAAGCAATACCTACGCCCCCGCTGGAACACTCAACGGGACGGCGCCGGTAGATCTCTGGTACTTAGTCTAATCGAGGATCGAGGACCGGGACACGTTGCACACCTCTAAGGCGCAACCTCTGCCGGTTCACACCGCTCTGCGTCCGGGGCAATCGGCTTGACGCTGGAACCTAACAAGACCAGCGTCTCTTTAGGAGGTGATGTCCCATGATGGTGAAAATGCTCGTAGATACCTCAACACCAGCGAACGGATATGTCCATGCAGGAGACGTGGTTAACGTTGATGAAAAGACTGCTGAACGGTGGGTAGATCATCACATTGCTCAATTCGTCAATTCCGAACCTGACGAACTTGCGAAAGACGAACCTGACGAAGCGAAGAAAGTTCCTGTTCTGAAAAAAAAGAAGGGCAAATGAGCGCCTATCTTACGGTTGCTGAGGCTGCGACCTACTTCTCCACAAGGCTCTATACGAAGGAGTGGGTCGACGCAACGACGCAGGAGAAGCTTGCAGCACTCACGATGGCGCAGGCTGCCGTGGACGCACAGCCGTATATCGGCATCCGTGCCTCGGTGGTACTGGCACCGACCTACGGGTATCCGTCGACGGACGTTAATGCCTTCCCGAGATACTACGAAGTGCGGAGAGACCCATTTTACGGGACTGGTCCTGCGTTTGAGACGATCCCCGTCACAGACCTCATCGTGCCGCAGGTCGTGAAAGATGCCGTATGTGAAGAGGCCCTTGCGCTCTTACGGTTCGGCGATTCAGAGCGTGTCCGTTTGCAGGGGCAAGGTGTGACGTCCGCTTCTCGCGGTGATCTTCACGAGGTCTACGCGCCTCGCAGCGGGCTTCTCAGTCCTGAGGCTCGCGCTCTCTTGCGCCCGTGGATGATGGGCGTGGTCCCGCTGACAACGTGACGTTCCAAGTTACTGTCGATCCTAATAACGCGTTCCACTACGCGATGTCGCAGTACGCGGCTCTCTTGCCGCTGGACATTGAATCGGCGTTGATGGCGGGTGCGAGTCTGGTTGCCGCCACAGCAAGGGCGAATCTCGCGGCGAACGGCAGCAATGACACTGGCAAGCTCAGCGAATCAATCGGCACTCTCAGCCATTCTGCCAATGCGTCAGAAGTGAATGTCTCAGTTGGTCCGTCGTTGACGACCATTCATCCGGCGAGGTTCAACCCGACGAAGACCACAAACGACATAGGGTTCTTCCTCGAATATGGCACCGGCCCTGGCGGTCCTTGGTCGTGGAGTGGCGTTGCTGGGTCGAGATGGGAAGGTTTTCACCCCGGATGGACAGGAAACAAAGCATCGCCGTTTTTAACCCCAGCATTAGCATCAATGGCTTTGTCAGTCGTGGATCTCGTGGCGCAAGCGGTTGGGAGGCGATGGTGACTGTCCGTGACGCACTTGTAGAAGCAATGCAGAACGTGATTGTGCCGAACGATGAGACTTCTATCAGTCCTTCCATGCCCGTTGCATATCTCTTTGTCACCGGTTCCACGAAGCAGAAGTACGGGTATGAGACAACGCTGCAACTGGCGGTGGGCGAGACGACGCAGGAGAAGTTGGAAATGCTGTACGACGATATTTATGCGGCGATAGGAACGAAGGTGACGGCATCCGATGCTACGGTTTTTCCCCTCGTTGTGTGGGATCACGGGCAAAGTACGTTGATGCTTGATTCGACATGGGGCCGACGTTCGACCCTCAAAGTGGTTTCTCAAGACATGGAGGTATGAAGTGGCAGTATTAGCGGTTCAGGTTTTCAGTAAAGATACGCCGGCGCATATCGACCCCGCCGCAACGCTGGTGGCCGACCAGGATTTCTTGATGTCGGGAAGCGCCAATATTGCCCTTCTTGTCTACAACGGAGACGGCAGTTCAATCGTTGTCACGGTCGAGGGGCAGGGGCTTTGTGAGTATGGCGCAGCGCACGATCTTGTTGCGACCATTCCCACTCATCAGTGGTTCTTGTTCCCCCCGTTGACACCGGCGAGGTTCCAGGAACCAACGGCGAAGACCGTGAAAGTCACAGCGACGGGCACGTTGGCAACGAGTACGATTTCAGCACTGCAAGTGAAATAAGGAGGACAATGTGGCGGCGAAGATTTTTTCAATCACCACAGGGAGCGCCGTTGGTGCCATCACTGGCATCATTGTTGGCGATGCAACCCTGGATGGCAAAGTTGGTAATCTAAAGGAACTGACGGGCAATCCTGGAACGGAGATTGAAGACACTCGGATTGGTACGGCGACGACACAAACATTATCCTGCAACTTTGCGTTCGCAGCGGGGGATGCAACCGACATTCAGGCCCTCACGTTCGATGGAACGACGGCGGTGACGGTAACGGCGGGCACATTGACCCTCGCTGGTTATCTGACACATTTCGAAGTGAAGGCGTCCAAAGATGATTGGTGGGTTGGGTCATGTACCGTGACAAAGGAAGGAGCATAACATGGCTACCGATAGAGTATTCGGTATTGGTTCTTCAACGTGCGCCCCCATTACTGGCATCGTTGTTGGTGATGCAACGATAACGGGCGACATCGGGACGATCAAGAAACTTACGGGAAACCCCTTCACCACGATCGTTGAGACAAGGATGAGTACGCCGTATATCCGCAAGATGACTATTACGGGCGCGTATGAGGTAGTTACTGGCATCGACCAGGCACTACTCGGCACGGAAGTCACCCTGACTGTGGGTTCTGACACAACCAACCTGGCGATGAGTGGCGGCGCAGGACCGTCAGACACCATTACGCTCACGGGCATGTGCACGGAGTTTTCTATAAAATTAAACAAAGACGACTGGGCCGTGGCTTCGATTTCCGTGGAGAAGAAAGGCCTGACTGTTGCATAAAAATGGAGGTGCCACATGAAGTATAGCCTACTTGCACAATTTGAGAAAACCTTTCATCGAACACCCTTTAAAGCCGTCGAGTCGATGACGGAAATGTCTGCCGATGAGCAGCGGTGGTTCGTGTACCAGTTCCGTGTGAAGGACAACCCCGAACTGAAAATCCAGGATGTTGAAGAGTGGAACACAAAGGATATAGGCGATGCCGTGGGTGATTTTTTCGGCGTGAGCACTCCCTTGATTCCAGTTTAGCAAGCATATATCGCGTCTTCGGACAACTGGGTTGGCAAAAATCTCAAATTGACGACGCCGATCTTTTTGATTTGATTGACATTCTTGAGTCGAACAAAGAGAAGAAGACTGTTCCTTTTGATGAACTTGATGTGGATAGTCTTGACTTCGACGCCATGAAACGCGATTTGCAGGAGGACGGAAAATGGCCGACCGACAGTTAGTTATACAACTCCAGGCGCAGATGGGAGATGTTCTCTCCCAGTTTGACGCCATCTCCGCTGCGGCAACTGCGATGGGCGGAAACATCCAGCAACAGATGACTGCGGCAGCCAATGCGTCGTCTGCTGCGTGGAGTGCGGCAGTTGCGAGCGTCAACGCACAAGGCAACCCCATTATGATGAACAACGATGTTTTTGCCACGGTTGGCGCATCGGCACAAGCATCCAGCACCGCCGCGACCGCTGCAATGGCGAGTACGAGCGCTGCGGTCAAGGCCGTCGTTCCTCCGGTCAACGCGTTAGGCAATGCGTTCAAGACCGCTCTTGGCGTGATAGGCGTCGCATCCATCGGACAGATCATCTTAAAACTCAAAGCGTTTGCTACTGCGGCGGTCAGCGCGTTTACTACCGCCGACGCTGCTGCAAAAGAGTTTGAGGGGATGCTGCAAGAGCGTGGAGTGTCCATCGCCAATTCTTTGAAAGCGTCAACCGCCGTTGCGGGAATTGGTGGTGCGGCGGGTTTTGAGCCTGAGGCGATTCAACAGGCCATGACAGATAGCATTACGAAACTTGGGAGCGGCTCGTTCGCTGTTCAAGGCTTCGCGATTGCTATGGACGACGCGCGTATCAAGGGAATCAGCCTTGCTACCGCCGTTCAGTCTGTGACGATTGCAGCTGAAGGTTCGCTCAAGGCCCTGCGTCAGTTTGGCGTTACGCAGACCAAGGATGTCAACGGCAATCTCAAAACGATGGGTGAATTGCTGAAAGAGATGGCGGCAAACATGAAGGGCGGTCTTGCGACGTATTTGCAAACCCCCCTTGGCATGATTGACCGCATGAAGGTCGCCTTGCAGGAATTGAAAGAGAGCGTTGGCGGTGCATTTACAAATCTGTTTGCCCCTGTTGCGCAAGGAGTGACGGGGTTCGCGCAAGCGATGGTGGCGATGATCGCAACATCAGATACCGCAGCCCCTTCGCTCAATCAGCTTGCGGTTGAGGGTGCACAGATTGCAAAGCAATTTTACGATGCAGCGATAAGTCTCAAGATATTCGCTGCCTGGGTTGCCCCCGTGTTTACCTTTGGCATGATTAGCGGGAAGGAGAGCAACGCAAAGATCGCTGAATTGGAGAAGGCAAAGAAAGATGCAGACGATGCCGCAAACAAGGTCATTCAGAACCTTGCGACGGCAACGCCAAGTAGTATTACGACCGACTACCTGAAACAATTGCAGGATTTGTTGAAGGGCGTTACGAGTGATTCGGCTGTTGCCGCCGCCGCCGGCACGAAGACTGCTGCCGCGTGGCAGGCCGCTTTTGCACCCCTCACCCTCCTTTCAGGGAATATTCCTGCTCTTGCCAAGTATATTGGCAACCTCAGTTCCAACTTCGTTCTGCGTTCCAAGTTGGACATCACTATCACGGACAATACTAAGCCCCCCTCAAGTCCTGCTTTGGGCGCAGTGAAGAGCGCGGTATTAACATCGTTGGGGGATGCGACAAGAATCTATCACGGGATTACCGGAGAAACGCCGATGTCGCATGGCGCAGGCGGATATCGAGGCGCGGGTCTTTCGTTTCTAACAGGCGGGGGATGATATGGCGGCAACCCTACAGATAGATTTCACGAAGAATGGAACGGCAATCCTCAAGGATTCGAAGGAGTATCCCTTCATGGAGGGTTCGACGGATGAGGGGATCAACGGCACGATCCGCTTTACCCGCTTTTCCCTGAAGCGCGACCTGACCGTGGAATTTCGTGCCGGCGACACACTTCAACGGTTTCTCACGGCATTGGGGAAAGATGACGGGTTGCTCGTAACGCTGGATGGTGTGCAGTATTACCTCGACAGTATTGGTTGTTCTTCCACATGGGGCGGGTTCGGGTCTGAGGATACGAACACGGTCTGGGAATATGACATCAGCCTCAAGCGTCCCTATATCGCGGGGAACGAGAAGTAGTGGATAACGTCAAGGTCATTACCGTTCCGACAACCATCAGTATCTGGGCGGGCAATGCCGGAGAGATTGTTCTGGCTACTGGTGATATCGGTGCGCCGCAGCGCGTTGTGACGAACCTGACGTATAGTGGCTCGTTCTTCGGCGGGGGTTCAGCGTCCATCACTCTTTGGGAACCGCATCCCGGGGCTGTGTTCCCCCAGTACGGCGGCGGCGTGTGGCGCATCAAAGTGGACGGGGCAGACTGTTTTTACGGGTTTCCCGACACATCTTCGTCGCAGAGAATCGGCGGCGGGTACATGCGAACATTCAACCTCGTTGACCTTCTTACCGCTTGGGACTTGACGTTGAACGACATTCTCCCCCACGGGGCGACGACCGAAGCGCCGATTGCGGATACGCTTGACACGGTATTGAATTATATGATTGACACGGTGGAGACGATGGGGGGCATCTCGTTCAGCGGGACGGTTCCTGCGACCGCCGTTACAGTAGATGAGCAGTATTCGGACAAGGTGCTTGTCATTGCGAACAGCACATACCTCGCGGAGATTCAAAAACTTGCGCTCGTTCTTGGCGTGACGGTGTATCAGAATCCTTCACAGAACACCATCACGTGCGCGAACGCACTGACTCCAGGGTTCTCGCCTATGAATTCAATGGAGAGTGAACGGTTCAAGGAGGCGTCATTCGACGTGAATTACTCCACGATTCCCGCGACCGTGATGATCTTCGACGACGTGACGCATGTTGCTGATGCCTATGGGAAGTACGGCGGCGACGGAACGCTGACGAACTTCACGATGACGGGCAGGAACAACCTCGCTTACATGAGTTGCATCGGCATGGACGATTCAAAGCTTGTGGATATGGCGCATGACGTGTACGACGTGTCGCGCCACGCCTCTCAGATCTTGACGTTTACGTACGCGGGACTGGAACCCGACAAAGCGATGCTCGGCAAGAGTTTTTCATGGACAGATGCGCTGGGGGCGGGAGCGGATAACTTGGGGTACACGGTTTCGGGGTTCACGGTTAATTTAACAGCGAAGAGCGTGTATACGACCATCGAGGCATACAAATCATCATGAGCATGAGAAACGAGAT